AGTTGATAAAAGAATTTGGGACATTACAGAGTATACCAATTGTGTCAACGGTACATTTTATATGCTACAAGGCAATGGTAAAACTCACCCTACAAGCATTCTTTATCAAGATGGAATATCATATCAAGATACCGCGGATCATTACAGAGATTTTGGTTGTCCTCAATCTGTTTTCATAGTTTACAAAGACAATACGGTTGATTTAAAGAGAATTAAATTCTTATCAGAATTAGATTTAAGTAAAGTAAGATTGGCTATTGGTGGTGTTGGATTAAGAAATACGCAAGATAGTAAGTTCTATTATTCTCCTGTGGCGGAGGGATTTAAGAAAGATTATACTCTAAAGGGTGAATTGAAAGACTTTTCAGACGTTTTAAGGAAAGCAAATAAGACGGTATTAGGTTATAATAAACGATTAAATAAATGTTATTTATTAACTGTTCCAAGTGTTACACATGGTGATTTAATTAAATTAATTTCAACAGGTGAAGAACCGTATGACATTGCTATAAGTTTGGATGGCGGTGGTTCAACTTTCCAAGACGCTAATTGGGAATATGTTTTTCAAGGACAAAATTCAAGGCAAATTTATAACATACTAAGATTTAAATAGGAGGTAAAATGGATATAAACAATTTAATGATATTCGTAGCGGTTTTATTTGCGATATTTGCAATAACCGTTATTTTTTTAGTAATTTGTCTTAATAAAAAAGACAAGCAGTTTAGCGTAGAGAGAACAGACTATCTCAACAGGATTATGGCAAAAAACACACCTGAATATGTAACTTTAACAAAGTCAAAAGAACCTAAAATACTTACTGATGCTGAAATATTGGGTGATGATAAGTACAACGGAGTTCTTAATTAAAAATAAACCACGAAAGGTGGTGATGAAATTTGTATAACGACATATACGGAAAAATAAGCACTCCTTTACAATTTATGCAAGGTTTTGCTTATAAGCATTATGACGAAAAGAAGCCACGAAGGCATAAAAGAAGATTGATTACCGAAACTGATAAAATTTCCTATGTAAAAAATGAATATGAGCGTAGACGTATGGAGCGTTTGTACTTTGAGTTAAGATGGCAATTAAATATGGCTTTTATAGAAGGAGAGCAATACCAGTATATTTGTAATATTACAAATGACTTAGTTGAATATCCTAAACTGTTAAAAGCACAGGAAAGAGAAGCATACAATCATATCTTGCCTATATGGCTTACAAGGTTAGCAAAACTGTCAAGGTTAAATCAAATATACAAAGCAAGACCTTCAAGTCAAGACGCAGATGATGTTAATAATGCCTATATAACAACAAAAATACTTGATTCATGGGCAAATAGCAACGAATTAAACAAAGCACAATCTACCGCTAACGCATGGGCCGAAACTACGGGAACGGCAATATGGAAAAATATTTGGAACCCAAATGAGGGAATGAAGTTAGGACTTACTATGGACAATGAAGGCAGACCCGTCTATCAGAGAGAAGGAGAACCGGTTAATGTAGTATGTTCACCTTTTGAGATATTTCCCGACAGTTCGTATAATTCCGATATTAAATACTGTAAATCAATTATCCATGCAAGGGCAGTTGATGTTGATTATATATACGATACCTTTGGAGTGGATTTACAAGGAACTAAACTTAACATATTTGGCAGAAATGCTTTATTTAATCTTAATAACTCTAAAATGGGAGTTGATTCAAAACAAAAAGACGAAGTAATAATGTTGTATGAATATTACGAGATACCTTCAAAGGAATTTCCTGACGGGAAACTAATTATATGTTGCGATTATCACGATAAGCTTTTATATGAAGGAGATTTACCGTATATTAATTCAAAATACAACAATAGAGCGTTACCATTTGTTTTACAGCGTTCAATCATTAGACCGGGGTACTTTTGGGGGAAAACTATTATCGACAGCTTAATACCTGTTCAAAGACGTTACAATGCCATTAAAAACCGTATAAGCGAATATATGAAATCTGCTGCAATAGGAGTTGTTATCGTAGACGCAGCTACCGCAGAATTAAATAACCTTGACAGCGAAGGAATAGCACCGGGAGATATGCTTATTTACAATAAATCAGACGGAACGCAAATTCCTACATATATGCAATCTCAAGGCATGCCGGCGGAGTTTTTCAACCAAGAGCAAACCGATTTAGTAAACTTCACTAAAATAAGTGGAGTGAGTGAAATATCAAGAGATAGCACAGTACCGACGGGAGTTGAAAGCGGAAGGGCATTAAATATTTTAAACGAACAAGACGAAACGAGACTACATTTAACGGCAGTTGGTATTCAAGACAGTATGTTAGAGGTGGCAAGACAAACATTATATCTGTATAAACAATTTGCAGAAAACGAAAGAATACTTAGAATAACAGGACAAGTAAATTCAGTTAAAACAATTTATTGGAACAAAAACACTATAACCGCAGACGATATTATTATCGAAGGTGTTGCAAGGATAAGCGAAAGTTTATCACAGAGAAGAAATCTAATAATTAATTTATTGCAGTACGGTATGTTTAGAGATGAAAGAGGAGTGATTGACGACAGTAAAATACTTGAAATGCTTGAATTTGGAGACACGAATGTCGGAATGGATTCCAAGCGGATTGAAAAAACAAAGAGTAATGAACAAAATATAAAAATGTCAATGGGACAACCACAGCCAGTAGAGTTTTTCGAGTTGCATGATGTTGCGGTAGAAACGCATAGAGAATTTATGCTAAGTTCAGAATTTGAGGTATTGCCGCCTGAAATTCAAGAGATATTCAAAGCTCATATAGCAGAACATATGCAATATATACAACAAGCAATGATGCAACAACAAATGCAAATGCAACCACAAAAACAAGGTAAACCAATTAATTTAGAAGAACAGAATGGAGGATTATGATGAGTAAGTTTTTACAAGGACTAAAATTGCAGTTGTTTAATGATGGTGGAGTACCACAACAGCAAGGACAACCGCCACAGGCACAACCAACAGAACAAGTACCCGTTCAGCAGCCGCAGATAGATATTAATAGTTTAGTCAACAATTTGTCAGCCAGAATAGACCAAACATTAAATCAAAGGCTTGCACCGATTGAACAGAGAATGAACCAGCCAACACAGGAACAAATCGAAGAACAAAACGAGCAGATAAGACAGCAATTTGAAAGCAATCCGATAGAGTTTGTAAGACGTATTCAAGAGGAAGCTAAACAACAGGCATTAAATGAAATTAAAGAACAGTACGACCCATTAATTCAACAGACGCAAAGTTTAAACAACAGGTTATCATGGCAAGACAATGTTAGAAATTTCATGTCAGCCAATCCGGAAGCACAAAAATATTTACCACAGATAGTTCAAGTGATACAAGAAAATCCCGGATTGGTAAATACTCAAGACCCACTTGGCATAGCTTATAAAACCGTAATATCAAATTCATTGCTTGGTAATGGTGGAAACTTAGTCGAAGGAATACTTGGTAACGAGGATTTAAAAAATCAGTTGCTACAAAATGAAGCTATCAAACAGCAAATAATTCAAGAGTATCAACAGGGATTGAATAACGGAACAGGAAAAGAATTACCGCCTTTAATGGGGAACAACCAGACGGGAACACAAATTCCTGCAAGTACCGGAGAGCTTCCAAAGAACATGAAAGAAGCAAAATTATCAGCAATAAGAAGATTACAAATGTTAAATCAGCAATAAACACCATGTAGGTGTTTTTTATTGTCCTAAACAAGACATTAAACTGTTAAATATTTATAAAAAAGGAGAGAGGAAATGACTATATCAATAGCAAATTTAAACGCAATATTGCAGAATGACTACCTTCCCGGCTTTAAGAGCCAATTAAACGAGGAACTGTCTTACTTCTACAAATTAATGGAGAAAAATACTTCTCCTTCAATGGGAGCAAACGAAACATTCCTCGTAACATTCGGTAGAAGCGGAGGTATTGGTTCAAGGACAGAATTAGGAACATTGCCTACCGCAGCAGCAGCAAGCAGGTTACAAATTAATGTAGTGCCTAAAAACTTGTATGCAAGAATTTCATTGTCCGACAGACTAATTAAGTCAAGTGCAACAGGAGCTTCATTCGTGAACGCTTTAGACCTTGAAATGAAAGAAATGTTTAGAGATGCAAAAGACAATCTTAACCGTCAAATGTTCGGTGATGGAACGGGAACATTGGCACTTTGTACCGCAGTTGAACCAATAAGTGAAACTGTTATAGCAGTAGACAACACAAGATACTTTGCAGAAGGCATGGTAATTGACACAGTAGACACGTCAGGTGCCACACCCGCAGCCGAAAACGTAGGTCACACTATTGTTGCAATAGACGAAGCTAACAGCACGATTACTGTTACTCCAGCATTAACAGCAGCAACCGCAATAGGTGACGCAATCTGTATTTCGGGTTCTTATGGATTAGAAATAACAGGGCTTGACGCTATTATGACACCCAACAACACTATCTATGGAGTAAACAGAGCAAACAACACTTGGTTTAATCCCGGTGCTATTGATGCTAACGGAGTGGCATTAGATGATGAAATTATGGAACAAGCAATACAGAGGGTTGACCTTAAATCAGGCAAGAAACCAGAAGTTATTTTATCAGGTTACAGAGCATACAGAGTGCTTAAAAACTATTTAGCACAGTTCCAGAGATATTCTGAAATTGAAACACGATATGACGCAGGGCATATTACTATGTCCTATAATGGAATACCGGTAGAACAAGACAAATATCAGGGTGATACAACTATGGACTTTTTGAACATAGCAGATACCTTTGAATTGTTGTCAATAGGTGAATTGTTTGATTGGATGGATATGGATGGTGCTATCTTGAAACCAGTTGCTGACAGAGCAGCATACGAAGCTATTTTAACTAACTATGCTGAAATCATGTGTAAACAACCGGGTGCAAACACAAGAATAACCAACATTACTCAATAAGGAGTTCATATGAATAGAAAAGGATTATTGATTAATCATTTGCGAAAGTTAGACTACCGACTGATGGAAGATGATGTTTATAACATTGCTAATAATTTGCGAGAATATGATGATGATTTAATTCTTTTCTTCAACCCAAAGGAAGGAAGGTACGAGGTTCACTCTTGTACCTTTTTTCCGTCTAAAAAAGTAACTTACTGTGTATCAAGCGATAAATTAGAAGATGTTTTTTATAAACTAAAACAAGCTGATAACAAAGTAATAGAATTTGAAAAGAAAATGAAAATGGTTGAAGAAAGCAAACTGAAACACGAAATAGAAAAAGCAAAAAAGGAACAAGATTTAAGAGAAAATTTCGTAAAAGAAGTGGTGAAAATGGAAACAACCAAGCACTTTTAGGAGGTTGCTATGACCGTAGAAGAAATTATAAATTTAGCATTATTACTATGTGGGCAAAGAGAGATACCATATAGTTATGTTTTTTCATATATAAACGAAGCTATGACTGATTTAGCAACAAGATTCGATGAAGCAGGCAAGAAAGAAGTCACTTATCTATATGGAATAAAAGATATTTGGACAGACTTACCTAATAATTGCATAGCTATAAAAAGGTGTTTCAAGGGGGATGTACTTGAAGATGATTTTTTAATCGAAAACGGACAGATAAAATTCCCAACAGAAGGAGAGCATAAAGTAGAATATATTGCTACACAAGACAATGTAACTGAATTAACAAACACTCCCGGGATAAATCAATTATTCCATGAAGCATTGGCTTACTATGTAGCTTATAAAGAAATGACAAGAATATTCATGCACGAAGATTTGATAGAGGGGAACAATAAAATTTTATTAATTACAGAATATCACCGTAAAGCAGAACAAGCTAACCGGACGTTACAAACAATGAAAAAATCAAGAAGAAGAATAAAATACGCACCTATGATTTGAGGTGATTAAATGAGTAAAATGCAATACAAAGGATATTTTGACTTTTCAGGTGGATATAATGACACAACAGTACAAGACCTTTTAAAAGACAATGAATTATCAGTATGTGAAAATGTCAACATATCACCAAGGGGAGAACTTATAATAAGAAACGGAACAAATAAGCTAAATGATGTATCAAAAGGACATGAGATAACCAAAAGATTTGAATACCTTATAAGGGATACATCTATTGTGTTGGAGGTTTACAATAAAAAACTTTATAAAGTTGGGAATCCTGATGTTTTACTTCAAACTTTAAACACAGATAAACCTTATTTCTTGCAGCAGTTTAATGTTTTGTATTGTTGCGATGGAAAAGACATATACGAAATAGGAAACAAAGACTACATATCTAATATCGGAAAAGTTGACATAAAAGCGAACGACATAGTGCAATTAACAGACGATTTTGCAACACAAACAATAGCTGGAAACTTTTATAAATCAAAGGTTAATCAAGGTGAAATAGACCTTAACACAGCAAATTATCAAGATACAGCAAAATGGCAAAATGTAACGGATATTCGTTACGCAACATCGAATATAATAAGACCTCTTAAAGCTTATGAAGCAGGAACAAAAGAAAAAACAGTAATATCAATATTTAATTCAGTAACAACATCAGGATATATTTCTATATTTTTAAATGAAAAAGAATATAAAATAAATGTAACAAAGGAACAAGATGCAAGAGCAGTAGCAACGTTAATAGGGAATACAAATTTTGAAGGTTATACAGTAACAGTAAGTCAAAATGAAGTTACTATAACAGCAAATGAAATAGGATTTAAAGAGAATTGTTATGCAACAAGTTATAATACCGGATTGTCTTTAGTGGTTAATGTTGAGATTAATGGACAAGCAGACGATAACATATTAAGCGAAGTTAAAAACTGTACTAAATTCATTCATCATACTAAATCCGGAAGATATGTTGCAACAGGCAATCCATCAAAACCATACGCAGTTTATTTTAGCGAACCAATGCAATTAAATTATTTTAAACGATTTAATGAATTATCGCCAACATCAAGTGAAGGTTCAGCAGTATGCTTAGTTAATATGTTAGATTCAGTGTTAGTAGGTTATAGGCATGGTTGGTATGAATATACAGGACTTAATCCGGCAGAAGATGGTAACTGGAGAAAATTAGCTATTCCTTATGGTTGTGCTTCTGAATACAGCGTACAGGTATTAGATTTTTACAACTTTATTTATTTAGCAGATAGCGGCCTTTACCTTGTAAGTGCTAATATCCTTAATCAGTATGGCGTTGTTATGCAAAACAATTCAGCAGTTAAAAATATATCCGAAGATAAAATTGAAAACACTATAAAATCAATAATGGATAAATCAAAATGTGTATCAGTTTACTACAATGGAATTTATTATTTAGCCTATAACGACAGAACAGGTGAGAATAATAAAATTCTACTTTATTACACAGATAAAAAAGCATTTACATTATATACAGGAGTACAAGTGAATGACTTTTTATATAGAAAGAATGGTGACTTAGAGTTTGCAAGCAAGAATTATTCATTAAGATTTAATAATTCAAAGTTTGTTGATATAGATGTTGATACAGGGAATGAAAAGCGTATAGAAATAGAGATAAAAACAACTAACTTAGCTTTAGACAATTTTGTTTCACCTAAGTTTTTTGATAAGTTATTTATCCATGCTAACGTAAGTTCGAACACAACAGACGAGCATTTAAAAGTTTTAGTCAGAGTAGATGCAGACTATACAGACGTATTTGATACAGAATTCCAAGAATTGCAAAGTGGTTTTATATGGGGCAATCCATGGGGCAATCCATGGGGTAACTTTACAACACAAATGCAGTCCACTCTAATAAGAGAAAAGGGTAATAGAATAGCATTTAGTTTTACCAACAAGGGATTAAGCGATATTGGGACAAATATAATATTTTTTGGTTTTGTAGTATCATACAAAGCTTTAACTCCACATCAACCAATATCTAACTTAGAGTTTGCGGCTCAGGAGGTTTTACTATGATAGAAACAAGAATATTTAATGCAGACGTAGGTGATGATTCAGTAGGTAATGCAGGACCTGACGCAATAGAACAAGACTTAGATAATCTTTATGAAAATAAAGCATGGGAAAAAGACGTTCTTACTAAAAGCAATACAATAGAGTATATTCCTACACATGATTATCACCCTGCAACAAAAAAATATATAGACACTAAAGCGACAGAAACACTACAGGCAGTTGACGGATTATTAGTTATAATAAACAATGATATAACTGATTTGAACAACGATAAAGCAGACAAAAATAATGTATTAGAATTAAACAATGAAACTGAGTACACACCATTAACGGATTATAACCCTGTTACTAAAAAATATGTTGATGATGAAGTTGATTTGTTAAACGAAAGAATTGATAATCGCTATACAATAGGAACATATATTGGAACTGAAGAATTATCAGAAGAAATTGTACTAAATTTTGAGCCTTCTATGGTGATTATACAAAACAGTTCATCTCCAACGGCATACACAATTATAAAAGGTTATGATTGCAAAGATAGCGAAACTGTTTTAGGACAAATAACAGAAACAGGATTTACAGTATTTGATGTTTTAAATACAGATGCAACAACTTACAACTATATAGCTTTTAAATAAAGGAGTGATATTATGGCATTGAATTTATTTGCCCCGGTGGTAGCAGCATTAGCAGGGGCAGCGAAAGCGTATTCGACTTTAAATGAAGCAAAAAAGAAAACAACTACATCTAAAACAACTACACCTAAAACAACTACACCTAAAACAACTACACCG